ATTCACAACAAACGAGGTTCAAAACTTATATCAGTTAGAAAATTATCATATCCTTTGGAACGACTGGCAAGATGAGGGAATTGCAGTAGACGGAGCTCCGGTATCTTCTTCGGAGAAAGGGAAATTCCTTCAATTTACAGCAAATTTCAAAACCAATGATTCTTCTGTCTCGCCTTATCTCGATAGCTATAATGTAACTCCAGCAGAGGGAGGAGTAGAGCCGGAATACATAAATTTTACATTAGGAAACACATCAAGCGAGAACGGATTTAGAGTAACGCAGTTTATAAATAAATCCGGAACAAGTTTTACATTGTCAGGAGAGAACTACACATTAACCGGAGCAAATATGTATTATATCGCAGATTACGCAACGAATTTAACCTATGACGACGACGGAAATCAGATAAATAATTCAATTATTTACAGTGACGAACTTTTAGATAAGGCACAAAGTTTAAACATAAATGTAATGAGAACATGGGCAAATATGATGGGAGGAGGTTGCGAAAATTATACTAGCGATTCGTGTTGGGTTGTTAATGAGTCAGGAGGGCATTACAATTTATTCGAGGTTGGAACTCCCGGAAACTATTCGGAGGAAATGTATCAGGCGTTGGATTATGTTATTTACGAGGCTAGTAAAAGAGATATAAGAGTTATGCCAGTTTTGATTAACAACTGGAACGAATACGGAGGAATGAGATGGTATGTCCAACAATCACCAACATCAGACAAAACATACGCAAACGTAAGCGATAACTCAAATAGTTCATGGTGGGAATTCCACGACCAATTTTATACAGACGAGAACGCAATGCAATATTACAAAGACTCGGTATTCCATTTATTAAACAGAACAAACACATATTCAGGAATTCAATACAAAGATGACCCAACGATATTCGCTTGGTTATTAGCAAACGAGCCACGAGCAAAATCAGATGGAGCCTCAGCACAAAAAATAAGAAACTGGACAATAAACATGACGGATTATATAAAATCTGTCGATACAAACCACCTAGTAGGTTTAGGAATGGAAGGATGGGGAATAAACGAAACTTGGGGAGAGGGAACGAACTTTTTTGATTTACATAACGGGACAGGCGTGGACTTCGCTACAATTGCACTTCACCCAGATAGTTGGGATTATTTTGCGCAAAGAAGCGAATTCACAGACGATAATAATTGGGTAGACGGAGGAGTTGGTTCAAACGAAACCATAGATTTTTGGACTAACGGGACTGGTTATACTTGGAATAATAGATATACTTCGGGAAATGTTGCGAATTGGATTCCAAGATTATCAAGACACGGATATGACAATTGGCTATCTCAAAACGTAGAATGGGCAAACTCTTTGGATATGCCAATAATGGCGCAAGAAGTAGCCTACCCAACGGACGAGCCAGAAAACATAAAAGACAAATTCTTTCAACAGGGATTAAATAGTTTTTTCGGAGATGGCGGAGATGGATTTTTATTGTGGAATTTCAACCACGACAATTATTATTATTCGACGACGGTAGACGGAATTATGGACGACGGGTATTCTTATTATTATTCAACAGACCCAACATTAGTAAACATATCAAACTCAGTTATAAGCGCATTCGAATACGCAGAGAATAACAGTTTAGTATCAATAGTTAACAACAACAAAATACTATTTTATTACAACGTGACGCCAAATAACGATACAATGGCAAACGCAACACTTTACATAAATACAACTTTCAAGAATGGAACTAGCACGGAATATTATTCAGACCAGACAAACACCAGTATAGTAGAGGGAGAGAATTTTTTCGGAAAACTATTTGTAGATGAAGCGATTTATTCTTATTGGATTGTGGAAGTCTGTGCTGTTAGCGGAATTTGTTTAAACACGAGTGAGGCATATATTTCAACGCCACCAATAATAACCTTAAACAGCATCGAAAACGGAGCAACGATAAACTACACAAACGTAACCCTAGACTACACGGTTCAAAGCGGAATAACGATAGACAACTGCGAACTTTATTTAAACGGACAGCTAAATAAAACAGATACAAATATTTCAGTTTCAGCAATTATCTATAACGAATTCCACATAAACATAAGTCCAATTTATTCTCAATATATTTGGCAAGTTTCTTGTGAGGACTTCGCTGGAAACAAAAGGTATTCTGACCGTTCGATATTTTATTATTCTCCGCAGGACTTAAACATAACAGCGATAAGCCCAGAGGCAAATATAACAACAAACAACCAATCTGTCAATTTTTCAGTAAATATAACATCTGGGACACCACTTCAAAACATAAGACTTTATATCGGCGGAGCATTAAACTTAACTTATAATTTTACTGGAACGGTCTACAATTCAGTTTATAGTTATGTTGTTTCAGTCCCGGAGGGATTACACACTTGGTTTTATTCAGTAATGGACATAACAGGCTACGAGAAAAACATGACAGAGCAGAACTTCACAATAAAAACAACGGGTCCCAATGTTACATTCGTAAGTGGAACAACAATTCCCGGAGTAATTTATCAGGATTGGATAACGGCAAACGTAACAGCAATAGACGACTACCTTGACTCGTTAATTATAAATTTATTATTGGGAGAAACTTCTCCGACGATAAACAGAACAAATTTAACAAGCGGAGAATCAAATGTTTATGTAAACTTTACAGGATTATCAACTGGATATTATTCATTGAACGCGACAGCAAATGACACACTAGGAAATTTAGGATATGACACTGTATCAGGAATTATAATAGCAATAGCAGGAAACGGAACGACTTACAATTATTCAGATGGAGTAACTAACACAACATTCAGCCCAGTATTCCCTAACCAGCAGGATTTATTTCCTAACCAGCAAAACATGACATTCGGAATTTATAGCGCAACAAATCACGAGCCTATTCCCGGAAACGTAACAGTAAAAGTAAATCAGACCCAAGCAGGATGGAGAATAGAAGCAACAACAAATTCAAGTGGAAGATGGTATGCTTTAAACAACGAAACATATACCAGCATCGGGACATTAAGCGCGAGTTCAAATAATATGATTTGGATTAGAGCCGATTTAAACTATCCATCACAGAACTGGACTAGCGAACTTCAATTCTTGACAGACTGGGACATAATCTGAATGAACAAAAATCTTTAAAAAAAGAAAATGGTATTAAAAAACATGGGTGATACAAATTCAGAAGATAGAATATTTGTTTTAGGAACGAATAGTCTTGATTTGGAGATGGTAGAAGTAAAGGGACAACCAAAATATTTCTTAAAAACAACAATCACCACCGGAGACGTAGACCTCGTTAACGACGTAGTCACAGAAAAATGTATGGAATCAATGATAAGACAATTAAAAGAACGAACAATAAAGCTAGACTTTGAACACGAAGCGTTCAGGGGTAGTTCTTTCGAGGAGCAAGAATTTAACAAAACAAGAATACCACTAGGAAAAAGAGTAAGTTTCGAGAGAGGAGAAAAAGGCGTAGATGTAACTTGGGAACTTAATCAGAACTGGAAAAAATTTGATAAAGAAGGAAGCGTTGTTTTTACATTCGACGAAATTAAAGCAAACATAGAGGGAAAATATTACGACGGAACCTCAATAGCATATATCCCAACAAAGACAGCAAACGCAGAATCCAAAGACGGAAAATCAATAAGACTTTTAGAAGACATGGTATTATTAAACGTAGCGTTAACCGGAAACCCAGTAAACACACACGCAGTAGTAAAAGAAATTTTCACAAAGAGCCTAGACTACATAAAAGCAAAAGAAGACTCAAATCATACTTTAACTAAATTAACCACGGAGGAGAAAATGGAAACGAAAGACGAAGCTAAAGAAACTCCAGAAGCGGAAGTAACTGAGGCAGAGAACACGGCAGAAGTTGTTGAAAATAATGACAACAATGCAGAAGTAGAAGCGAAAGCTATCGAAAACAACGCATTAAAAGAAACTGTTAAATCTTTGTCAGAAGAAGTAAAATCGCTAACAAAGGAACTTTCTGAAATGAAGGCTGAGCTTACAAAACCTCAACACAAAAGTGTTCAGGAGCAAGTTAAGTCGTCAGAAGCTCAGCCAATCAAATCTATTGACCCTCTGGACTTGATAGGATAAAATGAGTAACGTAGGAACAGCACAGGTCGGAGAGATTGACTGTAAGTCAGCTTATGGGACATCTTTCGGAATGTTGGGAGACAAAACCTCTTATTACAATCCATGGCATGGTGTTGACGCAAGAACGGAACTTAAAGCTATCTTCGAGAAAGGTGTTCAGGCAAAAGCCCTAACAACTTCAACAGGTGGTTCAGGAAGCACAGACCTCACAATGGTCCCAATCTACCTGTCCCCACAAGTTGTAGACGTATCTAGGAAATATACTCCATTAGTTGAGTTGATTCCAAGAGTTACGAATGTTGGACTAACCGCAGATTACAATCGTGTAACTGCTAAGGGTTCTGCTTTTACAGCTGCGGAAGACGCTGCTTTGAGTGATGTAAACGATACTTACGAACGAGCCTCAGTTTCCATCAAATACCTTTACGCTGTTGGAAGAGTGACAGGGCAGTCTCAAGCTGCAATGCCATCTTACATGCTTCAAGGATTCCAGTCTGCCGGAAACGGTCTAGGCGCAGGAAATCCATTCGCTGACCAACTCGCTTCAAATGCAAGGCAACTTGAAGTAGTTATGAAAGCAAGAGCATTGAAAGAAAAGGAAGAAGATTTAATCATCAACGGTGATGCTTCTACCACTGCAACAGAATTTTCAGGTATTGTGAAACTTCAAAGCACAACTAATGTGTTGGACTTATCTTCGGCTGCATTGACATACGACGATATTGAAACAGCTGTTAGATATGCTTTTGATGATGGCGGAAGACCAAAATTAGCGATTGCATCTTCAAGCGTTCTGACAGATATTCGAAAGATTATGATAGATACTTTCAGATATTCTCCAGCACAAATGACTGCAGGCGCAGAACTTCCATTCGGAGTATCAGCAAAACTTGTATTAAGCACTACTGTCGGAGATATTCCAGTTATCCCAAGTATGAACATGTCTAATGTTTCTGGAGCTAAGCAAATTTATTTCTTAGATACAGACTACATCGAGATGAGAGTTCTTCAAGATATGACTTATGAAGAATTGGCAAAGACTAACGATAGTCAGAAGTTCATGCTGAAGATATACGAATGTCTTGTAATGAAAGCTCCAGAGTTCAATAGTTTTATTGACAACATTGCTTAAATAAAAGTAATTTTTTTTATTTTTTTTATTTATTCGCGCCGAGAATCAAAGCGGTCGATGGCTAATCGTAAAATAGATAACTAAACTCAAGGAGGTTAAAATATGGGAAATATAAGTTCAGGATGCACAATAACGGACACTGTTCCACAGAATGGTCGAAAGGTAGTTCTAGTTGAAACGGCTGCAACTGCGGACACCGCAGATACGGTAGTTATCACACTGGCAAGTTACGGAATAACAACATTTTTAGGAATAAGCGGAATGGTTCACACAACTGAAAATAGCGTAGTAGTTGCGGAAGCGCCTACGACAGCTGTTTCGTCAGGAGTTTTGACAATAACCGTTGGTGGCTCAACTGTTTCTGATAAAAAGCGTGTTTACGTCATTTACGGAAAATAATCCCACGATTGAAAAATGGTCGGATTACCAGCAAATGAAGTAAGCGTTAGAATTGGAACAATAGCTGCGGGAACTGATGATGAAAGAGCCGTATTTGTAGCCCCCCACGATGTAATTATCGAGAAAATCTACGTAACAGTAGGGACAACGGTAACTGCTGGGGCGACAGATTATACAACGATTGACTTTCAGGCAAAAGGTTCAGCAGGAAGCGGAACAGACTCACTAGGCTCGTTTAACACGAACACCGGAGGAACAACTCTAACCGCTTTTGTGCCACATAGCGTTGGGACATTAGCAAATAATTATATCAGCAAGGGCGAAGCAGTCACATTCAAAAAGACTGACGCTGCGTCAGGAGACGCGGTAGACGAATGCTTGGTAACAATTGTTTATAAGGCTCAACAAGGATTGCATCAATTCGTAGTTTAAAGAAACACACTTTTATTTTTTTGTTCTTTATTTTTTTAGAACCCAAAACCAAAAAACCATGACACATATAGTTGGAATTGCCGAGGGTTATTGGGACTACATCGACAAGATGTTAAAGTTCTTCCACGGCAAAGAATACGCCGGAGGGAGAGCAAAAGTAAGAGCCAGAGCTATGATACCAATTCATTTCGGAATAAACGAATGCGGAAGAGAGGAATTTTTAAAAGATTTACGGGATTTTTCAGGATTTGAGGGCTCACAAATTTCAGACGGAGGGAAAACAATAAAGCGATTAGGATTTTTTGCGAATATTCTTAGAAAATTATTCCCAACAATAAAAGACATAAACAAAGAACTCGACGGAATAAAGGGTTCAGGACTTAGGTGGAAGGAGAGTGCACTAGGAAATCATTTTATATGCGCATTCTATCCAGTAGGAGAAATCGAAGACGCAAAAGTAGACGGGGTGGAAATAGTATGATAATAGAAAATATTTTAATTTTAATTGGGATAGAAATTGGGGTAGCAAACATTTTGGCATTGATAGGAATAATTATAAAGACGCATCAACTTAAAATGGAGAATAAATTATGGTAAAAATAACTAGATTGACACTATCATCGGGACTAGCGGACGCATCAGGAAACGCAACAAATCAAAGCATTCCACTTAGAGGAAAGGTTCTAAAAATTAGTTTAAAATATGACGCAGGAATAAGCGCATCAACTACGACAGCAATTTATGGAGGTTCAGTTAATACAACAATAGCAGACATAGAAGCAGAAGGATTTTTAGTAGTAACAGGAAATACCGACGCTGTTTATTATCCAGAGAATTTTTTAGTTAATAATTCAGGAGTTCAGGGAAGCGTAGACTATTCAACTGGAAATGATGTTCACGATAAATTTACGGTGTTTGATTTGATACACATTCAAATTATGAACGCGACAGCAAATAAGGGCGTCACCGCAGAAATAATCGTTGAAGAAAATTAACTAAATTTAAAAAAAGAAATATGCCAAACAAACTACAAAGAATAAGAATAGAAAGTGGTTCTATTGCAAGTGACGGAACTGCAACGGCTTACAGCTTACCAGTTAGAGGAAAAATACTGTCAATAAGGATTAACTACCCCGAGAATGGTTGCGGATTTAATCTATTAACAGACGAGCTAGTTTCTCAGACAATTGTTAACGATTTACAATCTAGCATAGACATGGTTATCTATCCAAGAACCCCAGTATGCAACAATTCTGGTTCAGAAAACGTAACATACGACGGAACTAATAAAATCCATGACGCGTTTGTAGTTCACGGAAGATTATTGGTTACAATAACTGACGGAACAGAGGACGAAACTCTAACAGCAGATGTCATAATGGAGGAATACTAATGTTATTCATAAACAAGGGCGAGAGTATGAAAGTTCGATTGACAGATGGAAATGGATATTTTTGGAAAACTGCGAGACAGAACGAAATTATTGATTTGCCGGAGGAGATTGGACTAATTCACGGATTTGAAATAGTCGAAGCAAACATAGTAGAACCAGTAGCAAAAAAAGAAACAACAAAGGGCAAGATTGGAAATTCAGTTGTTGAAACAAAGCAATTTGAAGACGAGATAAAATCCCTTAAAGGATTTGGAAAAAAAACAATGAGAGATTTAATCGCGCTTTATCCAACACGAGAGAGTTTAGTCGAAGCCATAAGGGATAATGTTGAACTGCCTATTCGAGACGACTTAGACAAAAAGTTGAGAAAGCACTTCAGGTAAAAATGATTAGGGACTGTGCTTTTGGAAGAGTCCTCGAACAGAAAGTAATAAATACGCAGGAATGCGTAGATAAGATAGATAAAAGACTCGGAGAATTCGAGACAAACATAAGCAACAAAATGACGGAATTGTTTAACCATCAGTCGAGCAGACTTCCGATGAGCATAACAATTCTAATAACAATTTTGTCGTCGATAGTCGTTGGATTAGTAGTCGCAATGGTAAAATAAAAATGGCAACATACATAACAGTAGCGGAGGTAAGGAGGACGTGCGGAATAAGTGACTCAGATATTAGTGACGCAGATATGGGTTACATTATAGATGAAATCGAAGACCAAACTCCAAGATTTTTAAACACGGCAATAGTCCCAACTCAAAAAATAGAATTCAGAGACGGAGACGGGACAAACAGAATAGTTCTTTACAAAAATCCAGTTCTTTCAGTTAGGGAATTAAAAATAGACGGAACATCAATCACAATAGACGGAAATTTAAACATTGAAAGACCATCAGGATTTATTGAATTAGACTCGGTTAGCGGTTCTCCAGAATATGCGTTATTTAAACAAAAATCTAGGTCTGTAATTGTAAAATATCTTTATGGATTAGTAGACGAAACTTCAACATCAACGACAACAACCGCAGACTCAACCGCAGGAACTTCCGTAGATTTAGCAGTCGCAGATGAAACAGACTTTGCCGAAAATGATTGGGTAGACATTTATGGAATGGACGGTAAACAAGAAGTCGCACAAATTACAGCAACCGCATCAGACCAAATAACCGTAGACCAATTA